CCAACCTTGGTACTTTGCTTGAGCAGGCCATCTCTGGTTATGTGACTCAGGCGGTTGCGACCGGCACTGACACCACGATCACCATCCCAAATGGATCGACCGGCGTTGCCCGGAACATGTATATCGAGTTGACCGGTACGGGTGGTAGCAACACTAATCTAGTCGTTCCTGCCAACAAGAAACTCTACTTCATCTTCAACAACTCGACCGGCGCTGTGACGGTCAAGGTGTCGGCTCAGACGGGTGTATCGGTACCGACTGGCAAGAAGATGGTGCTTGTGTCAAACGGCACGGATATCGTCAACGGTATCAACTACATCGCTGACTTTGCAACCAACAGTTTCACTGTCACGAACCTGACTGCCAGTAGCGCCACGATCACCAACCTGATTGCGACCTCTGGATCCATCACGAACCTTGTTTCGTCGGATGCCTCTGCCACTGTGCTTCGCGCAGGTTCCGCCACCCTGACCCACCTGTCAGCGACCTCTGCCAGCATCACCAATCTTGCGCTGACCAGTCTCACGATCAGCAGCCTTAGCATCACCAATGTCTCTGTTGCTTCGGTTACCGTCAGCAGCATAGCCACCTTCGCTGCTGGTTCTGCCGCAGCGCCGTCTATCACCACGACCGGCGACACGAACACCGGCATCTTCTTCCCCGCCGCAGACACCATTGCGTTCACCGAGGGCGGCGTTGAGGCGGCTAGGTTTGATAGTTCCGGCAACCTCGGCATCGGGACGACTTCGCCGGGTGGAAAACTTGACGTAAAGCAAACAACTGACACAAGCCTTGGCGGTATTTATGTTCGGGCAATGGACAACAACGCGGCAGTAATTTCACGACTTACTACCGGAAATCTTGTTGTGCGTAATGGCGGTATTGATTCGCTATTTCTCGACTCCTCCGGCAACCTCGGTCTGGGCGTAACGCCAAGTGCTTGGGGGAGCGTTTGGAAAGCGCAGCAGTTACAGACTGGTGCGTTTATTGCGTCACAAACAAATGCCAGCGATATTATTCACATAGGAACAAATGCGTTTGCTAATTCTAGCAATGCTTGGACTTATATAAATACCGCCGCTGCTACTCGGTATCAGCAATATCTAGGCGCGCATTCTTGGTACAACGCAGCCTCCGGCACCGCAGGCAACGCCATCACGTTCACGCAGGCGATGACGCTGGATGCGTCCGGCAACTTGCTGGTAGGCGCAACCTCCGCCGTTTCTGCGCGTAATGAATTTAGGCTTGGAGGAAATGGTAGCGGCTCATTGATTACAATGGGTAGAAGCGGGACAAACAAGTTAAACATTGGCGTAGACAGCACCGACAACGTAGATATTGAGAATACCGCCAACACGCCAATTCGGATTTACACTAACTCCACAGAACGCTGCAGAATCACGGCGGCGGGAGAATTGCTAATTGGAAACACCAGTTTATCTGCAAAAGTTGCAGCAGAACAATCAGCAACAAACAGCGCCGGACTTTACGCATTTTGTTCTAGTGTTTCTTATACCTCTAATGTAGTACAAGCCCAATCAGCCTCGACCGGCACGGGCTTTAATCTTTATAGAGGATTGGCAGATGTTTCTACTGAAGTCTATGTAGTCCGTGGAAACGGAAATGTTCTAAACACTAACGGTTCATACGGCACTATTTCTGATGCCAAAATGAAAACCAACATTGTGGACGCGGGTTCACAATGGAATGACTTGAAGGCTGTGCGGTTCCGTAAGTTCAAGATGAAGGATGACCCGCAGCAAATCACGCAGTTGGGTGTTGTGGCGCAGGAACTTGAGCAGACCTCGCCGGGATTGGTTGACGAACACGCCGACCGTGACGCAGAGGGCAATGACCTTGGCACCACTACCAAGTCGGTTAAATCGTCCATCTTGTTGATGAAAGCCGCCATCGCCCTGCAAGAAGCAATGGCCCGTATCGAACAACTTGAGGCGAAGTTTGCCGCATTGGAGAGCAAATAATGGCTACTGTAATTAACTGGTCTGTCAGTCAACTTGATTGTGTCCCGCAAGCCCCCGAAGGCGCGGATTATGTGATTTGCTGCCATTGGCAATGCACGGGCGTGGATGGCGTTTACTCGGGGCAGGTCTACTCGACCACCTCGTTTGCCGTTGTTCAGGGCGAAGCCTTCACCCCCTACGCTGACCTCACGCAAGACCAAGTGCTTGGCTGGGTCTGGGCTAACGGCGTGGACAAGGACGCTACAGAGGCTGCGGTAGAGCAGCAGATTGAGACCCAGAAGAACCCGCCGATTGTCGCGCCGCCGTTGCCGTGGGCTGTGTGATGTCTACCATTGATGCCACCGATGCCCGACTGTCTACGCACGAGGAAGTCTGCGCGGTACGGTACGACGCTATCCATGCGCGGCTGAAGCGTCTGGAGAACCTTCTCATGCGTGTTGGCGGGGCGATTATCGTCATCCTGCTAACGGCGTTTGGCTCGGTGACGATGATGTTCTTGGAGTCCGTCAAATGATACCCGCCGCACTTGCCGCAATCCTTACGCCGCTGCTTGGTAACGGGTTAAACCTCGTCGCCAACGCTGTCATGGCGAAGGGAAGGGACTACGTTGAGCAAAGGTTGGGCGTAAAACTGAAGCCTGATATGTCTCCCGAAGACTTGGCGAAGATTCAAATCGCACAGATGGAGCATGAGGAAGAACTGCTTAAATTGCGTCTGGAAGAAGACAGGCTTGACCTTGCGGAACTTGGGATGTTTTTAAAAGACACAAACGACGCACGGCAGCGTGAGGTGCAGATTGCAAACTCTGACAAGGCTCCCCTGCTCAACAAGATTGTAACCCCCGTTCTGGCGTTGTCTATTTTGCTGTTAACCTTTGTGCTGTTTGGCGTGGTCATGTTCAACGACACCCCGTTAGAGGCAAGCCGCAAGGACATCCTCATCTACATCCTTGGTGTCTTGTCTGCCATCGCCAGTCAAATTGTGAGTTATTACTTTGGTTCTTCGCAGGGCAGTAAGGACAAGTCCGACCAGTTGAAGGGAGCCATGAAGTGAGCCTTGTCAAAGAACAGGCAGCCTTCCTGTTGGATGTTGCCAGACTCATCAACAAGGCGACGGAGTTGGGCTTCGTCGTAACCGGCGGGGAGTTAGCACGCACAGTCGAGCAACAGGCTATCTATGTAAAGACGGGTCGCTCCAAGACGATGAACAGCATCCACCTCAAGCGGTGCGCCATTGACCTGAACTTCTTCAAAGACGGAAAACTGACCTACGATATCCCGGCATTGACCCCGGTAGGCGAGTATTGGGAAAGCCTCAATTCAGAGAAGAATAAATGGGGTGGTTTCTGGAAGTCGTTCAAGGACGTTCCGCACTTTGAGCGCAAGGTGTGATGGCAAGGAAGGAATCGAACCTTCATTCACGGAGTCAAAGTCCGTTGTCCGACCTTTAGACGACTCGCCAGCCGTTTACCAAGTATCCCGATATCCTCTGCTGCATCGCCAGTTAGGGTGTGGCACGCGGCTCCATTCGTAATGCCTGCGTGACTTTATGTTCCGAAACCAATTTATGAACCATCTGACCATAACGCCTCCACGCTGTAAGACTGTGACGGTGACTTCCAATCTTTAGACGGCTCACCTGACAGGTGGCTCGGGTCAACCCAATGCAGTTTGTTGTTCGGATATGCAATCAGCGGCCCTGACTCCAGCCGGATAATGTGATGGTCTTTGCTCTGGTCGCTGACCTCTGACCAGCCTCCGTTGTGCCAGAACACAGAGAACACATACACCCCCGGTCGCCATACGCCGTCCCTGCCTCTTGCGCGGACGCGGTGACCCCGCAGGAACTCCATCTCCCTGACCTCGGCGTGACGGCTGAAGGAATCCCACCAGCAGACGAGTTCTAAAGCCATTGGGGGGCATGGGCGACTAACAAGGGCATGGATAGGCACCCTCGCCCACTGCGCCCCACAGGACGCCATAACGCTAAACATGGGTACNCGTGCAAATTCAGCGCGGAATCCGAAGATGGTACAGGGGGTAAAGTCACCCTTGCCCGTCTGGTGGTCATATAGGAATTCGTTGCGGATGTACGCCGGGGTGTACGGCGTATCGACCATGAAGGTCATATCAGCCCCTCACGGTTAAGTTGTGCAAGCGTTCGCGCCATGCCTTCGAGGTGCAGCAGGCGTACATAGTCGCGGTCAAGGTCGGTATGCGCCCTGCGGTCTATCGCGTCGTGGCACGCGCTACAGGCCCATGCTCCAAGTACGTCGGGTGACTTCATGCCTATGCCAGATACCCCGGCAAGCCTGTAGTGACAAAGCACAACCGTTTCAGAATTGTGGTTGCACACCTCTGGGATACGCACCATACAGCCTCGCCCTTTTGCTTCCTTACGCAGTTTCATACGACGGCTCCGGTATCACAATATTCATATCAAGGCACTTGGTTTCAAGGAACATCAAGTATTCGCTGAACTCTTGTTTAGTAAGCGCAGAGGAACGCTTGAACGGTCGCATACGCTTCCTGCCAAACCCCTCCAGCGTCTCCCATCCGAAACACTCACCCAAAAAATAGTCGTGCAAGTCGTCACGCTGCCACCCGCGCAGCATGTCACCGCCACCATCAAGAATTGCCGGATACACAACTCCCCACAGAAACTTGTTCTGCTGATTTGTGCGCGGTCTGCGCCATTCCGTAACCTCGACCGCCCATGTCTTGAGCGGGTCAAGGTTAGACACCATACGCGCAACGACAGATGCCATAGCGTCGGGTCTGGTGCCTCGCGGGAAAATACGCTTCATCGTTCGGATGCTCTCACACGCCCCGCTACCTGCTTCCATTCGTATGCATATTCAACATTCTGGTGATTGTCGAACCACGGCCCACCCTCGGTGAAATGCACGCAGGTCGGGTCAGATACCTGCGCCCGTGTATTCCACCCTTCCAAATAGTTGTAGGTCGGCGGTAACGCACCGATGTGCCGGTCGTTTACCCACATAAATCTATGCAGGTACATCCCAGTTTCAGTGTTTACGATATCAGGCGTTAACGTTTGCATCATCGGGTGGTCGCAATTAAACCACATAAACGATGACCAGTTCTTGCGCGGATATTGCCGTTGCGCTTGACCGTCCATCTTTGTCAGCGCGGTAGGTTTGTAGTCATGCTGGACACACCAAACAGCAATATCAGGATTGTTGAAGTCGAGCAACGGCTTTAGGCTTTTGCGTACCAGAAAGTCGCAATCCATAAACAACGCCCGACCCTTGAAGTTGCACAGCGCAGGAACAAGAAACCGCGAGAAACTAAACTCCGTCGCTGATAGGGGGTCTGGTTCGCGCCAGTACATTCCCATCTCACGCAGGTCATCCAGTCGCAGCGCCAACACCTCTGCATCCATGTGCTCAAGGATGGAGGCGCGTGCAACCTCGAACGCGATGTCCTCGCGGCTATCGTATCCGATGAATATTTTCAAAACGGCAAGTCCTCATCGTCAGCAAACTTCTCCGGGTTCTTCTCTGCCATCGTTTTGGGACGCGCAGCCTGTTTCTGCTCAAACTTGAGCGACATAAAAGCATCGCCGGTTTTAGTGCTGCGTCGAATCCACGCGCTGATGTTAAGGTCAATGTTGTCAATGACGGCAGAGCCGCGATAATTTGGCGCTTTCTCATTGCCCTTCTGGTCGTTCTTAAACAGCACGCCACTCATGTTGTTGTCGTATTCTTTGTTCACAGGGTCACCTTTTCTAGTTTGTTTAAATTGTCATCAAGTTCTGCGAGGAACTTCTTTACTTCAGTTTCCAGCATGGCGATGTAATCATCGTCACGCGGGACACGAATCACTAACAGTTGCAGCCGCTCGGGAAGACGCGGGTCGAATGACACGAAGTCGCACCACGGTCTGCCCGTACACGCCATCTGCCATTGCATCTGCGTAAAGTATTTAAGGGGGGGAAGTTCTGCCAACACATACTCAAGGTGAGTAGCGGTGTTAGGGCATTTGACCTCAATCAAACCTTCCTCTGCGAAACCGTCTGGAGAGGCACCAGACATCGCAACAGTCGGGTGGTCTATGAAACCTACCTCCTCGACCAAGATGCCCGTCTTGGCTGCGTAGGCGGCTCTGGCGTAAGGTTCCTGCTCGGTTCCCCATTCCATCGCTGCATTACTGAACGAGGATGCCTTCTGACCCGTTAGCCGCTCGACCACAAGGTCAGCCATGTAGTTAGCGCGACCTGCGCCATAGCCGGTCTTAGTCTTGGCAATGACATCAGCAACACGGCTAGCGGTAACTTTGCAGAGTCGGGCTGCCCACCATGCGGGGTCGTTTCTCTGTTCCATTAGGCTAGTTCCTTCTTGCGTGCGCTAAACGCATCCATGTGGACGGCGCGGATGGCGG